CGTGGAACCCCACCGGATAAACTCGTCTATCAGCTTGACGGCCGCCCGAGTGCCGCGCTTTTCGGGTCGGACAAATAATAACTCATGCTGGACGAAATGGCCAGTCGTGAAAGTGTAGCCGCAGATCCGACCCGTGATGTAGCCCAGAAGCGCGCCGTCTTCCTCCGCGACGAAGCAGACCGGGCTGCCGACGTCGAGCGACTGGTGCAGACACGCCCGGGCCGTTTCCGGGTCAAAGCCAAGGTGCGCGCCGAACTCGGCGGCGTGCAGCGCGAAGAGGTCCATGATTGCGTCTTCGTCCCGATCGAGAACGAGTCGGACCCCGATCATCCGCTGTCCTCCTGCGCATCGCGCTCGAAATGCATCACGCATGACGAGATAATCGCCGGCGCAGTGGGCGACGCAGGGGCCCTTGCCTTGAACCGGAGGCTGAAATGCGTGGCCTTGCCCCGCGTTCGGATGCGCTGCTGGTTGTAGGTCGTCGCGTCGACCCGCGCCACGAGGTCCGAGACCTCCGGCGCCGCCAGGTCCATGCCGATGCGGATCTCCCACTCACCGCGCAGCGCGGCATCGACGGCCTCGAGGTTCTTGCCCCGGAACGGCTGGTCGGCGTCGAGGTAGGGCAGCCAGCACTCGGCCTGCACGCTGCTGTCGTAGACCGGGGCCCCGTTGATGTCGCCAAAGGTGTAGAGCGTATCGCCGGAGCGCAGCCAGACCACCTCGTCGCGGACAAACATGCTGTCCACGGTGAAACCCGGTTCATACGTCGTCCAGGCGCTCACCTTGGACGCCCGGAAAAAACTGAGGACGTATATCGTGCCGCCGAGCAGAAGCCAGAACCTGCCGTCACGCGGCTCGATCAGACCTTGCGCCGCGCGCATGACGGACGGGTCCGCGTCGTCCAGATAGCCGCGCAGCAGGGGGTCGATGGCGCTGCCGATATCGGTCGTCGCGGCGCTGTTGCTGCTGTCCCGGGCCCGAAGACTTCGGACGCCCGACCGGTCGAGGTAGAACACGTCGCCGTCACCAAACTGTGTGATGCTGCGCGGCGCCAGCGCGCCGGTGTTGTTGAGCACCTGGACCTGACGGGAGAGTGCCGGGTCCGGGTCGAGAAACCATATCTGGATCACATTTCGGCTGAAGATCGCTGCGAAATCGTCGTAGCGGGCGATGCCTGTCAGCGCCTCGGCGCCCTCGGCATGGGTCGACATGTCGATCACGGCCGTGCCCACGCCCGACCCGGCCCCGAAGTCGAGGGGGTCGAGGATCGCGCTGTTGTATAGCGACGCGCCGGCCGTGACGAAGGCCTTCTGCCTGTAGGTCAGCAGCGCGGTCGGGACGTCGAGAGGGTTGGCGTTGGGCGGGGCGTTGACGTCCGAAACGCGCGTGCCATCATAGAAGACGTAGGTCGTCCCGTCCGCAAACTCACCCAACACCAGCAGCTTGCCCTGATAGAGAGTCGCATACGGCACGGCGACGAGCGCGGCGCCGGAAGGGGCGGCGATCTGCTGGTAGCTGACCCCGGCGGGGATGCCCGTCTGGCTGGCTTGGTGGCCGAAGACGAAAATACCGGCCGGTGTGCCAGCGAAGCCTTTCGTCGTTCCCAAGGGCAGAACGTACTGCTGCTGGAAGGTGCTGCGCTGCTCGAACTCCTCGCCGCGGTTGATGTGCCCGTCCCGGCCGAGAAGAAGCGTGCCGCCTGCCGAGGTTTCCGCGATCCGGCGAACGTCCAGCCCGCCGGAGAAGCTGCGGACCCAGATCGTGCCCATCAGCCGGTCTCCCGATCCCGATAATGCACGGACGGGATGTAGGGCCGACGCTTCTCCGTCTCGGGTTCACCCGCGCCAAACAACTGGAAGGACTTCACCTTGCTCATGTTCCCGCGGATGCTTTTCAGCCGGGCCCGGGCGGCGGAGGCTTTCGACTCCGCGTCCTTGGCCCCATCGGCCTGCAGCATCTCCGCGGCGGCGTAGAGGACGATCAGCCTGTCGTCGAGATCCGCGCGATCCTCGTCGTCGACCAGAGGCCGTAGGTTGCGGATGCCCGTGAAGCGCAGCCGCCCCTCGATCGAAGTTGACGACGGATTGAGGTAACGATCCCCGTCGTTAGCGGGGATGGGCCACATTTCGATCTGCTCGCCCTCGTATATCTCCCACCGCGTGACTGGCCACGACCGAACGTCGAGGTCGCTGTCATACAGCGCCAGGTGGGAGTTCTCGATGCCGTAGTGAAGCTTGAGCCAATCCTGGCCCCACCGAACGTCGAGACGCTCGACTCGGTCGATATCCATGTCGCTCGGCGGCGCATAATACCGCTGACCGGCTTGAAGATCGGTGTACCGCTCGACCCGCAAGAAGGCCCAATCATGCTCGTCGTAGAGCCACTCCTGAGTCCGCTGCAGAAGCTGCACCTGCATGTCCCGGGCGCCAGCATTGTGCGCGGGATTGCTCGACGTGCGGGTTTCGGCCCGCAAGTCGGTGAGCAGCTTCAGCAGGGAGACGTTGCGGGCCAAGAGGTCACTCCATCACGTTCGTAGACGCCGGCTCTTCCGTCGTTGGGGCCTTGGGCTTCGACGCAGGGGCCTTCTGCCGCTTGGGCTTCTCGGCAGCCGAGGGCTTGGCGCGGCTGGTGGCCTTGTAGAGGTCGTCGGGCAGCCGGAGATCCTCGAGCGTCTGCGGCATCGGGGCGCCCCGGCCCGCGTAGACCGTCGAGACGATCGGCTGGTTGTCGTCGTTCTTGGCCCGATACGTCGCACTGAGGCGGTCGAGTTCCTCGTGCGGGGAGACGTCGGCGTCGTCGCCCGGCTCGATGTCAAACACGGCGTCGCCGCCGTGGATCGCCATCAGCACTGGAATTTCAGCGGCTGTGACCTGTTTCGGCACGGTGTTGTTGCGATCCCCGCCAAGGGCGATCAGGACGGTTGCAGTCTGCATGTCACACCTCCTCCGGCGCACGTTTCGTCGCGGCTTTCACCGCATGCATCGCAGCGGTCTCGATGTCGGTCTGCGCGAGGGCTTTCAGACGGCCCCGTTCGTTCCCGACTTCGGAGGTTCGATCCGACGGAATGGATTCCACGAGATCGATCAGCGCGGCCGCCTTGGCCTTGATCTCGTCTACGAGGGGGTTGCTGCTCGGGTTGAACGAAATCCCGACACGGTATTCGCCTTTGGTCATGTCTCTATCCTTTCGGGGTTTGGCAGAGAGGCCCGGAGGCCTCTCAGAAGCGCAAGCCTGAGCCTACGAGGACGCGATGATTCCTGCCGCGCGCATAGCGACGAGGATCTCGTTCACGGTGGCGACGGTGGCGTTGGCCTCCGCCTGCACATAGGACGCGCCGCGCGTGGCGGCGTCGTCGATGGCCGGTCCTGCCTGGAACGCGGGGGCGTCCACCCCCGCGCGACCCAGCTGCACCCGCACGGTGGCCCCGGCGGGCCAGGTCACGCCCGTGTCGTTGGTCAAAGTGATGTTCGACCCGCCGTAGGACAGGCCGATACCCGGATCGCCCTCGGCGTAGACGTCGTTTTCGTCGATGATGGCCAGACCGTCAGACGAAGCGTTGGCCCCGGTGAAGTAGGCCTGGTTGGTCCCGGCCGGGTAAGCCACGGTCACGGTGCCTTCGTCTGCGACTGCCGACGCCAGCACGATGGAGGTTGTCACGAAGGACATGGTGTTTCTCCTTGCAATGGATGGTTGAGCGGGGCCCGGAGGCCCCGCCGTGTCGGCTTACGCGATGTCGTAGACTGCGGAGGTGTTGAGCTGACGCGCCCCCATGACCGCCGTGGTGGTCATGCCGCGGTACATGACGTACCGGTCGTAGGGACGGGCCGGGTTGGCCTTCTTCATCTTCTCGCCCTGCATGTAGTAGAGCTTGATCGCGTTCATGTCGATGACGTAGGCCCGCTTGGCGAGACTGAGGTCGTCGAGAGTCGGATCGTAGACGAAGTTCCAGGTCTTGAACGGGACGCCCGCGTCGGTGTTCATGCCGCCGTTGACGGAGCCCCGGTCACGCCAGCCCGAGTCCGAGTAGTTGCCGTTGGCCCGCAGTTCGGTCTCCATCGCGTCGAGGAAGTCCGAGCCGGCGAAGCACATGTGGCGCGGCGAACCGGTCGCGAAACGACGCAGCTGGCGGAATTCCTTTTGCAGGAACTGCAAGAGCGCACCGCCGTTGGCCACGGCCGATGTCACCGCGTTCGCGCCGGTGCCGGCGGCGTTGGCAGCAGCGGTGGCCGCCCGGTTGCGCCACCAGGTCGTCGTGGTGCGGTTGAGGCCGCCCGTGGTGCCCAGCGCCGGGTTGGCGAGGATGAACGCCTGGATGCCGGCCAGCGCCTTGGTGTCCGAGGTGCCGTCCCCGTGGATCAGCGAGTCCCAGCTCACGGCGTAGTCCTCGTTCATCACCTCGACCTTCTCCTCGAGAAGGTTCGCCAAGGCGAACTGCTCGCGGCCATCCTTGGCCGAGGTGCTTTGGTCCGCACCGTTCTCCACGACGGTGATGCCATCGGTCTTGAGCTCGGTGTGGGTCAGGCCCATGCCGATGTGATGCTCCTTCCAGGGGAACTCGAGCCGTTTGGTGGGCGTCGGGTTGCCATACGTCACCTGGTCGTCGTGGGTGTAGCCCGAGAGCGACAGGCCCCCGTCGCCTTTCTTGACGGCGGTCGAGATGCTTCCCTTGCCGCCCGGGAACGTCCCGGCGTTGGCGTCAAAGGCCCGCATCATGGGCTTCATCTGGACGGCGTTCGTGTAGACTTCACCCTTGCCGACATAGTAGTCGAGGGTGGAGTTCGCGATGTTCGCGAGTTCTGCAGCGGTAAAAGGCATGGTTCTCTCCTAGTGCCTTGTCACCCGCCGCCGTTTTCCACGATTTCGAGAATGGATTTCGGGGCGAGTTGCTGGTTTCCACCAGCGGCACGTCCTCCCACCACCGGAGACTTTGCGGGCCGGGGCGCGGGCTTCGCCGTGGCCTTCGCCACGTTGCCCCACGCCTTTTGCAGCATTGTCTGAACACCTGCCGCATCGCTGGGGATTCCCTCGAGCCGCTGCAGATACAGGATCTCTTTCGTGAGAGCCTCCTGCTTCGCGTCGAACTCGTTCTGCGGGTTGGCCCGCATGGACATTTCCCAACTGGCAGCTGCCTGCTGAAGCGATGCCGCGTGCTGCGCACGCTGCTGCTCCTGCTGCCGCTGCGCGGTCTGCTCCTCCCGCTGGCTGTACCCGGTCTGGGTTGCCCGCGCCCGACTGACTTCCAGCGCGGCGGCTTTGGTCATGTGGCCATTGCGGACCTGCTCTTGCAGATCCTGGGGAAGCACTTCGCCCGCGGACACGAGCAGCTTCTGGACGACGGGCTTCAGTTCGGCCCAGGCTTTCTGGGGGTCGGACTTCAGCAGGGCTTGAATCCGCAGCGCGTCGGCCGCGTCTTGCCCGGTCAGCCCGTTGTCGCGCAGGTAGTTCTGCACGGTTTCGAACTGGCGGTGCCCTTCACGATAGGTGTTCCGCTGCTGCACCAGCTTCTGAAAGCGGGGGTGCTTGTGGAACGGAACGTCCGTGAAATCTTCGTCGTCCGGGGGCTGCTGGCCCTCGGCTTTTTCGGCGTCAGTGTCTTCGTCGGTGGACGGTGTGTCGCTGTTTTCCTGACCGGCCGGCGATTCCGGAGTTTCTTCGGCTTCCTCTTCGGGGACCGCGGAACGAACCACGTCGAGGAGCGAGGGAGTTTCGCCTGTGTTGGCGGGGGCGGACGTGTCCTCGCCTTGCTGTTCGACCTGAGACTCCTCAGATCCGTCCTGTGCTTCGAGGTTGGACTCGCCGGGCGAAAGCGCGTCCGAATTTTGATCGCCCATTCGGACCTCCAAAGTGATTGCAGACATTTTGTAGCACGATGTCAGCCGACAGTGCAATACAAACCGGACAACCGCTAGACCTGGTTGTTGCCCATAGGCGCGTCAGTCCCCTCCGGCGCCTGCTGACCCCGCGGCGTCTGGTTGCCCCCCTCGGCTCCTTGCTGGTTCGGCGCGTTGGCCGGATCAGCCGGTGAGGGTTGCCGCGCGGCGTTCATCTGCACGATGGAAGGCAAGCCCTCCGTCAAGGCGTCGGTGAGGTCCATGCGATCGTCGAGGCGCCGCAGACTCTCCCGCGCCAGCCATTCCGGGCTGATTCCGGGCATCTGCACGAGGAAGGGCAGCATCTCGCGCCACTTCTTGACCTCGGCGGCTTGGTTGGGCTTGCCGGACGACCCGGCCTCGATCTCGAGGTAGACCTCCTTGACGACCTGATCGAGCGTCATCTTGGGCCAGACGGCGCCCGGGCCCGCGATGTCCCGAACGGACTCTTCGGACATCTCCTGCAAGAGAATCTGGCCCCCGGCCTTGGCGAGTCGCGTCAGGAACGCGTCGAGGTCGTCGACCTTGCTCTCCACGCTCGACATGCGGCTGCCGTCGGCAATGGCCGATTCCGTGGCCGTGGCCTTCGACACGGCACCGAACTGTGCCTCCTGCGACCCGGAGACCAGCTGCAGATCCTGCATGGTCTCACCGGTCTCGTACAGGTTGGGGTCTACACCCGGCACGGCGACGGGCTGCAGCACCTTGCGGATGTCGTCACCGTCGAAATCCAACTCGGTGACGCTAAAGGGCTCGGCGCGGCCAAGCGCGGCCTTGCTCACGTCGTCAAGCAGGCCTGTCCGAGAAACCATGCGCGGTCGAGCGAACTTGCGATGTTCGCGGCGCCCCTGACGCGCGCGGTTGTAATCCATCTGCATGTCGCGGATCGCCGTGACGTCCGAGACGGGGAACAGGGCCTTCTCGTCCTCGTCCTCGTCCTCGTTAAACACGAGCGCGTAGACCGGCCAGAAATCCTCGACGTAGACGTCGGGCGCCGCGGGCGGCCGCAGGTATCCTTCATAGCCATCCGCCAGGTAGTAGACGTTGCCGGACGGCTTGTCGAAGAACTCCCAGATGCAGACGAGATCCTTGCCCGACTTGCCGTCGCCCAGGTCCATCTCGGTCTGGTACGAGTCGACCGTGGACCCGTCCGGCGAGTGCTTGCGGTACTTTGCGGCACTCAGGTCGACGCCGAACACCTCCTTCACCTCGTCGACGGTGTAGAGGTACTCGACCGTGACGTGCCGGGCCCCTTCGAAGCCGACCAAACTGCGGCACAGCTTGTCGGGGATGACGCGGGTACTCGCCGGGAAATCGAACACCAGACCCTCGCGCAGCAGCACGAACTGCTGTTCCTGCAGCGACGCCATCGCGAGGCGCAGTTCTTCCCGCCGGGCCTCGGCGTCGCCACGCTCCTCCGAGCCCCGTGTCTCCTCGAGCAGCCGGTCGATATGCTGCATCTGTCTCGTGAAATCCGCCAGGCGATCGGAAATCTCGGGATCCTGGTCGTATTCGCGCTGGAAACCCAGCTTGACGTAGCCCACGCCGGACGTGGCGGCGCGGCGCACCACCTTTTTCATCGACGTCTTGAAATCGACGGGCGTCTGCTCCTTGGTGAAATAGTCGAACACCAGTTCCAGCGTCTTGCCGATGCGCTCGATCTGCTCACGGGCCTGCATCCCGGCCTGGTAATCCTGCACGAGCGCCACAGCGCTTTGCGCCTGCGGGTCGAACAGCGCGGGCGTCAGCCCCGTTGTCGGGTCTCGCGGGGCCTGCATTGCCTTCATGGCGATCTGCATCGCCTCCATGAGCGGCGGCATGGTTTCATCCCAGATCGCGAAGTCGAGACGCTCCCGGCGGCGCGCAATCGCCTTGGGGTTCTTGGCGTAGAGGGCGGAAACAAGCTGCTGGATATGCCGCCCGGTGATGTTGGCCACATAGCTGCCCGCGTCGATCCAGGCCTCCTTGGCTCCGCGCCGTGCGATAGCCTGGTCTTCCCGCATCTGATCGAAGGCTTTCTTGTGAAACGCCTTGTCCGCCCGGATCCGGGTCTGCATCTCCTCCGCGAGTTTTCGCTCACCCTCGGTGGGCTGACGCGGCGTCTCGGCAGAGACCTCTCCGCCCTCCATCACCATGTTCTCGTCGTCCATCAAAAGCCCCCGTAGGCTTCGGCGCGACGCGCTCGATCGTCCTGCCGCTGTTGCTGCTTGACCCACCCGAGCGTCCCGTAGCGGGGTTCTGTCTTGCGGTGTCGGTCGCTATTTCCTACCGGAAACATGCCACCAAGTCCAAGACCGATGTAGGCGAAGGCGTCCACGAAATCGTCGTGCAGACCGTTGGGGAAAGCCAGGAGCTCCTCGATCGCCGCGTTGGCCCAGACCTTGTTGCGGGGCCAGTAGACGTGGCCCATCGCCATGCGCGCCGAGATCGACTGCGCGCGCTGTTCCTTGTCGCCGGCGGGCGTGACCTCGCTGACGCTGAAGAACTTGCCCGACTCGAGCATCCGCTTGCGCAGGAACGGCCCGATCGACTTTGAAATGTGGCCCTTCTCCGCCCACCAAACCAGCGGCCTGTGTTGCCCGCCGCCCATGTCGAGCATGGCCTCGACCACGCGATCCGTGGACGCCTTCTGCCACCAGCAGTCGAGGATGAAGATGTTGTTCTGCCGGTCCAGGCCGACCTTGAGCAGACAGGTCTTGTCGGCGCGTTGCGCCGTCGATACCGCGTGATCCGAGGCGCAATATATGCGCAGATCCTGCATGTCCGGCGTCGGCATCGACTCGTCGGGCCCATACCACTGGACGTGCTCACGTCGAAACAGGATGCCGTCTGCCACGGTGGGGCGCTGCTGGTAGAGCGACTCGAAGCCCAGCGGGTCGATGCCCCGCTGCTCCTCGAGGAACTCGCGGTCGTACCACTCCGGCCAAAGCACCTCGCCGGGCGCCCGGCCCAGGGGATCGTCGTCCCGCGCGATTGCCGGCAGGTCGATGATCTTGATCTTCTTGGCGATGGCCCGGTTGTAATGTTCGTTCTCGGGGTCGGTGAGCCGACCTATGATGTCGTCGGTATGCCAGCGCGTGAACGTGATGATGACCAGCTTCTTGCCCATCCGGCGCGTCATCGCCACCTTCGTGAACCAGTTCCAGGCCCGGTCCCGGAAACTCTGCGATCGGGCGTCCTCGTAGCTCTTTATGACGTCGTCGACGATCAGCATGTGCGCGCCGCGCCCGGTCAGTGAGCCGCCCACGCCGACAAACGTCGCCATGCCGCCCTCGACTGTCTGCAGCCGGTCCTTGGCTGTCCCGCCGCGCTGCAGCTTCACCCGCGGGAAAATCTGGCGGTACTGGTGCGACGTCATGATGCTGCGAACATCTGCGCCAAAGTCCTTGGCGAAATCGTCGTTGTAGGTGGCCACGACCACATTCTGATCCGGGAACCGGCCGAGGAACCACGCGGGCAGGCGGCGCGAGACGATTTCGCTTTTGCCATGCCTGGGCGGGACGGTGAGGATCAGGAACTGGATGTCGCCGTCGACCACCGCCTCCACCGCCGCCGCAATAGCGTCGTGGTGCCGCGCGTTGTCGTAGCGCGTGGCCTCTGGGTCGCTGGGATTGGCGGGGTCCGGCATGGTGAACTTGATGAACGGCATGAGGGACTCGCGCGCTTTCGCGGCCAGCGTCTGCCGCGTGAGCAGGCTGATCTGGCGATCAAGGTCATGAAGCTCCTGATCCTCGACCTTTCTAGGCATCCACGCTCCCCTAGAACCCGATGGCCGTCAGGCCCATGTACGTGGCGGCCCCTGCGTAAGGCGTGATGGGCGAAGCCGTGATGTTGGTCAGCCGTACCGTGATCGTGCCGGCGCTGCTAACCCACGCCGTCGGGAGGATGCCCGCGTCAATGCCAGAAGCAGGGAGCCCGACGGTGACGCGATCCCCGACAACCGCGCCGCTGACGGCCACGGCCTGCGTAGCGGAAGCGGCGGCACCGATGGCGCCCCAGGTGAGCGTTCCCGACCCTGTCACCGCCCGTCGCAGAGCGCGCACCTGGTCGGCCCCGCGCAGCGGCGAGAGCACTGTCGCGGCATCGGTGCCTGCCTCGGCCTGTGCCTGCGTCGCAAAGGCGCGAAGCGTGTCCAGCATTTCGGACCCGCGCAGCGGCGAGAGCACTGTCGTGGCGTTGGTGCCCGCTTCGGCCTGTGCCTGCGTCGCAAAGGCGCGCAAGGCCGATAGCGCCTGCGCCGTTCGCAAAGGAGTCATGAGCCGGTCGTTGGCCACGCCGGCGGCCGCTTCGACCTGAGTGGCGAAAGCCTCCGGATTGATATCTGGCACGAGAATGCCGTTGATCGACAGCGAGTCGAAAATATTCTCGACCGACACGAGGTTGCCCGTGGGTCGTATCGCCTCCTTGACCTCGTCTGTCAGCGCGTCCCAGGTTACAATTCCGTTCTGCAGGTTGCTATCGGCCCGGCGAACGTCGTCGATGTACGCCGAGAGCGTGTCGAGGAACGCTTGGATCGCGGCAAGTTCTGCATCGACCCATGATCCGGGCAGAGGCTTGGCCGGAGACGTGGCCTGGTAGCCCGCGAAATCGAATTGAGGCGTGTAGGTCATCTCAGCTCCGCCCAGATGTAGATTACGCTTGGGTTGCCGTTTATCCGGTAGTAGTGACCCGGCGGCACCACGAACTGGTGGTCCCCGACGTTCACCCCCGAGGCAATGCTGACCCAATCCACATTGTTCGCGCTGACTTGCGTGGGGACGCCGTTGCCTGCCCGGTAGATCGAAACCATGATGGGCTTGCCTGTGGCATTCTGGTAGCTGGTGCTGTGTGTGCGCGATCCGCTCACATCCTGCCACGTCTGATCAAACCCGAGGGTCTGCGCCTCGATCGCGTCCGCCGTCCGCAGCGGCGTCATGAGCGATGTCGTCAGGTTGAGGTTGCCCGCACGGGCCTGGGCTTCGGTGGCCAGGGAGACCCCGAACGCCGTCCGCGCGTCAGCGGCCGTCGTGGCCCCCGAACCGCCTTTCGTGACAGGTACGACGTTCTCGGTGGCGACGGAACCGAGACCGAAATTGTTGCGCGCCGAGGCCGGTGTCGTGGCGCCGGAACCGCCTTTCGTGACCGGTACGACGTTCTCGATAGCAACGGCGCCGAGACCGAAGTTTGCGCGCGCGCCTGTCGCCGTCGTGGCGCCCGAACCGCCCTTCGTCAGAGGGACCGTGTTTTCGACGGCGACGGACCCGAGTCCCAGATTGGTCCTGGCCGTGGGTACGTCGGGCAAGTCGGAGAGGTTGTTGCTGGCCAGAAGGGAACCCACGGGCGCAAAATCGACAAGCAAAGCCCAGCGCCCCGAGGCCAAGTCGTCGTCGAAATCAGCCCCCGAGGTGTGCGCGTCGATGCAGATGTAAAACGCGCTGCCCTCGAAAACCGTATCGGGAACGACATAGCTGACACCGGTTTCCCAGACTGTCGGCGCCCCGAACCCCAGAGTGATATCGGAGGCAAGGCTTTCCCGCGTCACGACACCGTTCTGGAGTCTCCCGTCCGACCGCATGACGCCCTGCTGAAACAACAGAATTGCCGTGATGGTCGCGACGATATTGTTCAGATCGACGTCAAGCTGCTGGCCGGGGAAAGAGTTGTCACCCTGGCTTTGTTGAAAAGCGAGGAACGACGTTTCGCGCTCCGGGGGGTCGGGGTAGGCCATGGCGATGCGGATCCTGTCGTGTTTGTCTGCTGTTATATCCTACAAAACGGACGCAGTCGAGCCGCCTTACTGTGGGCCGACGATCTCTGCGATGGCGGCGATCTGGCTATTGGCTTGCTCGGCCGATCGAAGGTGCTCGGTTGCCAGGGCGGCGAGCTCGTTGACGGTCGATACCTTGCGGTCGCTGATCGGCGCCGGCCGTAGCAGCTCGGGCGGGATCGTCGTCTTGACCTGGACGTATTCAGTCCGGGTCTCTGGTCCGCAACTGGTTAATGCGATCAGCGAGATCAGGATCAAGGGGCGCATCTTCGATTCCTTCCGTCAGGGTGTTGAGCGTCTGCTGGATCTCGGCGGCCCGACGCTCCCAGCGCGCCGCGGCGGCCTTAGCCACAGCGTGGGCCTCTGCCGCCTGAGCCTCTGCCGCCCGCAGGACCATCACTGACCGCTGCAGGTCGGCGTTCTGGGCCACCAGCGCGTCGTTCCGGGCTTTGGCCGCCCACCAGAGCCACCCGAGAGCACCGGACAGCCCCAGAGCGGCGCACAGGGCGACGGTGAGGGCGTTGCGGATCACAGCCAGTCCTCGGTCTGCACCTTGAAGCCCGGGCAGAGTTTGTTGGCATAGTCGTTGTGGCCGGACACCTTGGAGATCGCGGTCAGCCCGGCCAACTCGCGGATGTAGGCGCGCACCGCCTCGATCTGCACGTCCGTGTAGAAATCCTCGGGCTTGCCGATCCGGTCGACCCAGGCCGTGGGAACCATGCAGATGCCGATGGTGCCGCGGTTGTGGCCGGCGACGTGGGCGCCGATGTCGTAGATGCTGCGGCCGATGCCGATGCTGCCATCCGGTGCGAATACGCGGTGATACCCGATACCTCGCCAGCCGTTGCCTTTGTGCCAGTGGTCGATCTCGTCAACCATCTGGTGAACGGTCTTTCCGATCCACCAACCGGCCGGGGTGGCAGAGGTATGCAGGACCACTTCGGTGACGGGATACTGCTTGGAGCCTTGGAAGATCATCACTGTTTCCTTTTCAGATTGAGAGCACGCCCAAGCCGCACGACGCACATGCCGCCCGGATAGAAGGGGGAGGACAGGATCGACCAGCGGTCGCGCTCGTCTGGCGGGATGGTCTCGTGCAGGGCGCGCAGGATGTAGTAGCTGCCGATGATCAGGCCGGTGTTGAAACCCGCGTTGATCCAGTCCGGCCCGTCGACAAAGGCGCTCCACGACGCCCAGAGCGCTGGGTCGATCGCGACGACGACACCGCGCATGGTGCCCCAATAGAGGGTCCTCAGGAGGAACACGCCGGTGACCCAGGAGAGGCCCAGCGTGAAGGAGTGCAGCGGCCCGGCGTTCCTGCGAAACCAGAACGGCGCCAAGCCTCGCAGCACCAGCATCATGGCCCCAACCGCGGGGATGGACGTAATCGTATTCGGGTCAACCATCCTGGCGAGCCTCCTGCATTTGTTCGACCAGCCTCTCGAGGGCGAGACGCTTTTCGGCCAGGTGGTTTTGCGCCTCCCGCAGAGGCTTCTTTGCCGTGACAGAGGGGTCCGGCTTCTTCTTGCTGGGGATGAAGCGCGTCCAATCAACCACGGCGGGCCCCTTCCAATGCGCGGATCGCGGAGTCGAGCGTGCGGGTGGCCTCGAGGATCTGCGCGGTGTGTTCCTTCTGGTCAGCCAGTCGGCCATCCGTGACCTCGTTTCCCCGCTTGCGCTCATGCCAGAGCGCCACCGCCAGCCCAACGATCACAACGGCCGGCAGGCCGCCGCCGATCTCGGATATGATCGTGGTCCAGTCCACTACTCGGCCACCGGCACCCAGCCGGAAATCTCGATCCGCAGCGTCGATCCGCTGGCGATCTGGTCAGATGTCATGATGACGTTGGTGCCCGCGGCGGTAACGTACCCAAGCCGCAGGAAATCCTGCCCATCAGGCGCCTCTGCGTAGAACTCGACCGCATCCGTTCCGGCCCCGGTCGAAGGCAAGGTAAAGCCCGAAGGGCGCCCCATGGTGACGGGCTGCGTCTCTCCGATGGGAGAGTTGACGGTGAAGGGCAGCGGCAGGCGTATCTGTCTCCCGCTCTCGGAGTGCGTCACCTGGACGTTCAGCCGCAGTTGGAAGAACATCTGGTTCAAAATCTGACGGTACGAAATCTCCTGATCACCGATATAGTTGTATGTCGGTGTGCCCGCGGGGGCGTTGAGCAGGAACGTGGCGGTTGCCTCCTGGATCGGCGTGTAGATGCTCTGGATCCGCTCGACCGATAGCGTGCCTGCCGTATCGGTGATGATCTGGAGGTCGTAATCCGTGCGACCGGTGCCGCCCAGGTCAAGCGGCTGCGCGACGTCCTTCATCGTCAGCTTGAAATAGTCGCCCACGTCGTTGGTGCTGCCACCCGTTGTGTCGATGCCGACGTCGAAGTTCCGCACGGTGCCGCCGTTGATCCGGTTGCCCCAATTCCCCTCGCCAGCCACGCGCACGGCCGGGACGCCCGCAGGTGGCTCCCAATCACGGAAGCCCAAATCGAGGTTGCCGATAACAAGCCCCGCGCTCGAGCTCATGAAGACAGCCGCCGCCCCGTCTTCAGCCACGCCGTTGGGGTCGTATCCGATATCGCGGCACGACACGTTACCGAAGTACGCTCCTGTCACCGGGTTGGCGTCGCCCCAATCAATGACGCGCCGCCCCATGCGGATCGCTTGCAGGCTTTCAATGTGAAGACCGCCACCCGTGGGCACACTTCCCGTCAGCCCGTGAAGCCATCCGTTAAGGCACTCGATACAGTGGACCGACCTGATCTTCGCCATCTCGTTTTCGCGCACGATCTTGCCCGCGTTCTGGCACCGCTCAGCCCGGATATGGCCGACGACCAGACCGAGACCGTCATCATCGTGCCGATCCTCGCCTTCGAAGTCTGCGCCGCCTCCAGCGTAGAGGGGGAGGTCATTGAGCCCGTAACCCAGAATCGTGCCGATCTCGCAGTAGTAGTAGCCGAGCGGCACGAAACCGCTGTCGCCGCGCTTGCTCAGAGACGGCGATCCGTAGCCGACACCTCTGACGTCGAGCGTCCCTTTGAACTGGAAAAAGTCGACGTTGTTGGAGGACAGGCCGCCGCCGGTGGACTGTGCGAGGACGTACCCTTGTCGCGTGATGTCGACCTTGAGGTAGCCCGAGGCCGTGACTCTGCGCCCTGCGCCCAAGGTCGACTTGAACCGCAACGCCTGCTTGCGACCCGCGATGATAAACGTGTCACCAGCGTTCAAAGGCGTCGCCAAAACGAAGCTGTAGGGCCCGGCGCCGCCGTTGTCGTCCACGGTGATGTTGCCGGGCGTGATGTTCCCCTCCGTGGTGCCGTCAGCACGCACAAAGCCGTAGACCAGGCCCGTCTGGTTGCTCGGTTCATACCCCCACTCGCGGATATCCGTGCTGGTGACGAAAGGGCCGGACAGGTTGCCCGCGGTGACGGTGAAATGCTCGAAATTGGTCTGCGGCATCCACAGCGCCGTCTCTTCGAAATTGATCCGCAGGTCGCTCGTCAGAGTGTGGTCGATGAATACCGGCTCGTATGGCGAGCCATCCTCCTTGGCGGACACGTTCAGCTTCCACTTTTCCGCCCCGGCGTCCTCGCAGGCCTGTTCGAAGATGCCCGCGAAGTCGCTCGAAAGCGCGGAGGTGCTGCCGCACTGGCGAATGTCCAGCACGTTGTTGAGGGGACGCCAGTTGTTCAGCCCCGGCAGCGAAAATGTGCTGTTCTTGCGGTATCCGAGGCCCTCGGCAAACGCGACTGTACCGCTTTCCACGTCCGGATCTGCGGCGACGAAGGCTTCGCGGGTTTCATAGGGCCGGGTGAGCGTCTCGAGGTCGTCCAGATCGGCCTGTACATCCGAGCCTCCGGACGTCGAGATATCCGCGGCTTCATCCGAACCCCGCGGAATCCCGAACACGATCGTGTTCTCTTCGGGCGTATACGTGGCCGTGGGGTCGTCCGTCACGTCCAGCGCGATCGCGCTAACCTCGACGTCGTTGAAGTCGAAGAACTTGGCGCGGAGGAGGGGGGTTGAAGGAGGCACGCTGCTACTCGTCGTCACGGTCAGCGTGTAGAACCCGTTCGCAGCCTTGAATTCGACATTGCCGTTTCCATCCGCCGGCACGGGATTGGTCGTCGGAAGGTCGTCTGCGTCGAACACCTCCGCCAGCGTCGTCGTCCCGAAAAGCGTCACGGTCACTTCCGCATTCGGATCGACGTTCCCCGCCTTGTCACGAACGATCAGCGATTTCGTTTCCATAAAAGCGGGCCCCAGCGTCTGATATGTCGCCAAACAATAGACGACAAATCAGACAAAAGGAAGCCCCCGCGACAGGCCCGGGGAAGGGATTGATCTGTGCGGGGGCCAGTGGACCTGGGAAGAGGTCGGTTCTCAGTAGTGAGGGTGTCAGGCTACGTCAGCCGACGCGGTTCGTCAAGGGCTAGTCGAAGACCGTCAACTTCAAGGGCCCGGGGTTGAAGAATTCGCCGTGCACGTCTCGTGCCCATTCGCACCAGGCTGCGTGCGCCGCGGCGGGAGTGGCGAACCCACCCAGGGACAAGGCGCTTTTGCTCCTCGGGGGACGGGCCTTGGCGTAGAAACGTCCGCGTTCGTAGTGAACACCTTTCGGGAGCGTGTTTTTGTGCCACCCGGGCGCGTTCCAGCGGTTCTGCAGCCCCGTCGCAGCGCGGAGATTGTTGGGCCGGTTGTTGGAGGGGTCGCAGTCCCGGTGGTCGACTCGATCCGGGTCGTTACCTGTAGACAGAGCAAAAACGATCCGGTGCGCAGGCCACTTGGCCTTCTTGCCGTTTGGGTACATCTCGACGTGTCCGTAACCGGCCCTGTCCATGTACAGATACACCTCCGCGCCCGCATGTCTGCGGTTCCACCCTCGCGCGTGGGCCGGTGTTGCGAAATGATGCTCCGGGCGTTCTCGCCAGTAGAGAAGGCCCGTGTTCGGATCGAGGCGAAAGCACTCGCGGAGAAACTGGATAGGTGGTAGGTCTCGTCTGGTCATCGCGCGCTCCTATCGCGAGGTGGCTTTTCAGCCGGGGAGCGTTGGCGCGCTCTCCGGCCTTTTCACCTTAACGCCTTGGCTGTCGCCTGACAGCGCTCAACCTCGACGGACAAAAGGTCGAAAAGGTTTTTCGGGGCACAAATTTCTGCGAACAGGGGGCACCCGCTTTCGCTGGGAATTCGGACTATACCCGGGGGCCGGGTACGCCCACCGAAGGCGTTAGCACCACACGACTGTAACACCTTTACAGTCCATTGCCCTTATTTATATGGCTATTCGCGTTGCATAGTGCGCAACATTGCGCACGCACCTAGTCGAAGGGCGTGCCGTCCTGGCCATCCGAAGGCGTCACGTCCTTTGCATTTTCGGCCAAGGCGTCGCGCGCCTTCATCAGCCTGTCGAGCTCCGCCGACAGCTCGTCGGCTGTCATTTCGTGCGGCTCTTTGGCCTCGGTACCGCTGGACGCGTCTGCGCCTAGCGTGAGTTTCCAGACCTCGCGCGCAATGTCCCGCTTGATCGTGTCGGGCTTCTTCGCGTCGCGCATGACCTTGAGCGCCCATTCGTTCGACAGGTGCAAAAGCTCGAGCATCCTCCCGCGCTCCTGGCGGTTGATCTCGCGTTGCACCTCCAGACGGGCCAAAAGCCTGTATCCCGTACCTGGCGCGATTTTGGCCTGCTTTTCAGCCTTTTCGCGGTCATTTGTCCCTGCATATGCCTGTATAAAGGCCATTTCACCCCGAGTCATGGTCCCATCTTTAAGCGGCACGACAGCATCCTTTCCAAGGCTAAGCGTCCGTTGCGATAAGAAAAACCTATAGCAACAGCATTCTATCATCAACTTAACTTATCCATTTTGTCGCCCATTGCCTCTTGCATCTGACATACAAACGACATACATTCGGGACAGACAAAAGGAAGGAACCAACATGCAAGCTTACCTGGATCTCGCGAACTGGCTGGACAGCATGGCCGCGAAGCATCGCGCAAAGGGCCGCAACGAAGCAGCGGAAATGACGGAACGGCGCGCCGCAGAAATGCGCCTCAAAGCAGAAACGGCGCGCCGCTAAGGCGCGTCACAACCCGAAAGGAAAGCCACAATGGACGATCAAGAAAGACAAGCCCTCGCGCGTTGGCACAATGCCCACAGGGCAGAAGAACGCCGCAAGGATGCCGAAAATCTCGCGCAGTATCAGCGCGACTGCCTCGCAAGCTGGGAAGGGCTGAACTGGAAAGGCGGTGCAGCATGACCACGGCGCTTATTCTCCTCCTCGCCCTGTGCGTCGCCATGCTGGCGAACGCCATCTACATGCTGGTGACGTTCGACTCTCAAATCGAAAAGGCGCGCGAAACCGGCCGTGAAAATGCGCGCCGTTGGATAGCGGAATCCGAGGCGCGCGCCGCGCGGAAAGGCGGTGCCGCATGATCGCCCCCCGCAAAGTCATCTCGGACGCCATGCGCAAGGACAAGCCTGCGTTGCTGGATATGCTGGCGTTGCGCCTTGCGTCGCATGAACAGCACGCCCGAGTCACCTCTTCGGAATCCGCTTATCACGCGGCAATGCGACTCTCGCGTCGCGTCCGGGATGCCATCGCGCACCTGCAGGCGGATGACGTCGACGCAGTATGCGCGGATCTCGCCTTGTACGTTCCGGTGACGGAATGCGCGGAAAAGGTGAATCGGGAATGAAACACGCTCCCCGTGCCGCACGCGATAGAAGACTGGCCCGCGCCTTGCGCCATCTCCCGCAAATCCTTGGCGACGTTCTAGGCGTCGTTTCCCTCCTCGCCCTGCTCTGGCTTGCCCTTGTGGCGGGTCATGCTCTTGGACTTTGAAAGGCTGAACCATGAAACAAATTGACATCCATGACTCGGGACAGGGCGCGGAAAGACTTCGCGTGACGTCCTTCGGCAACGGCGCCGCATATGCCTTCAATTTCGGGGATCTCAATAGCCCCATGCGCACCCTGTGGATGGACGGAAATGATGCCTCGGACATCCGCGAAGAATTCGACACCGCCGAAACCCTTCATCCCGAAAAGCTGACACGCGAAGTCTGGCTTTCCGTGCTGGATCCGTACCTCTGAAAGGCTGAACCATGCCCTATCGCGTATTTATCGGGCCCAAGGGGCGCCGCGTATTCCACTGCAAAGCTCGCACAAAAAACGACGCCATCCGCGCGCTGTTCCGGCACATCGACGCTATGAAAAGAGTCAGCAGTGGCTCCCGTCTCGCGGAAATCCAGCGCGCAGAAATGGTGCTGTTAGCGGACTCCGACCGCATCAAAAGAGAAAGGTTCAAACCGATGCCCTCCGGGCTTCATGGCCCTCTCTATCAATTCGCTGAAGGCTCTATCTGCACAGCTTGAACGTCTGATTTATCACCTGACACAGAAGGACAAAACCGATGAAAACCATTCAAGAAATCCGCGACAAGGCGGCCCGCGACATCGCCCGAATCGAGCATGAAATTGCAATCTGCGGGATCCTGCCCGAAGTGGACAGGGCGCCTACGATTTGCCCGCAGCGTGACTCCGTCTGGCTATCGTACAAGGCGAACACGTGGGACGACGTTTTAACCACGTTCGACGCCTACGACAGCGCGCCAGCCTATGTGGTCAGGCGCAAGCCCTACGCGCCATGTGTTCGCGGGGAATACGAAGAAAGCGACACGTCCGAAACGCTTGTTTCGGACACATACGCCTGGGTTGAATTCAACCATTCGATCCGGCTTTCGCCCACCGCGATTTTCGCGATGCTGGCGACGCTGTCGGATGGATCCTTGGCCCGGATCCGCGTGACTCTAGAATCCGCGCACTGGAACGCCGGCCCTTGGCATCGCGACCTGGCGACTCGATTTTCCTGTGACAACCCGCGGCGCCGCGAAGAAAACCGCACCTACCACGCGGACGGCCCGGCTTTCCTCGCGCAATGCGATTTCACATGGTCTGCCGCGACGGGTGAACGCAACGGGTCTGCACTCTGGGTTTCCGGCTGTTTCATGACTCGCGATTGCCTCGCGGCAGCTCTGGACACGCTGCGATGACTATCGCCGTCCTCCTGGCCTTGGCGATGCTGCTTTGCGTCATTGCCATCGCCTTACCCGCCCTGATCCTCGAGCGGATCTTGGGCGCCCTTATCTCCTTCCTGCAGAAAGAGGATTGAACCCATGCCCGACGAACTTTCGACAATCGCGAAACGCAAGAAAATTGCGGCCCTTGTGTCCGAACTGGCGACTGACACCCTCGGGATTCCCGTCACGCTGACCCCGGACGAACTCACCCCTGGCGAATTCTCATGGCGCCTCGAGAACTTTGAAACCAAACGTGGCAAGGTTTCCTGGCTGCACCTGGACGTCTGCCGCCGCGGGATCAACGTGCATTCCAAATTTGCGGCGCCGCAATTTGCACCGATCGGCGCCAACGAATTTTCCGGCAAATGGAATCACTACATCTGGCCCGATGGCGAAACGCCCTTTGCGGATATTGTCCAGATGGAACTCCCTCTCCGCCTGGCGCAGCTGGTGCCGACTGGCGCGACACGTCAGGACCGGCCAGACATGATGGAGTATTGGGCGGCGCAGCGCGCAGAGTTTGCAACGCAATGCGCGGCCCGCACCTGACAACCGAAACGCCCCCGCACCCCGTCAAGGCGTCGCACCCCGCGGCGCCTTTTCTCATTCCAGAGGGGCCCGCACCCGAAACACCCCGAAAAACGGCCCTCTGGTGCGCATCTCGGCCCGTCGGCACCCCTACCCGCCGAAACAGTCGACTCGGTGCCGTGCCGGCCCGGAAAACCGGCCTCCTGCGCATCCCGCCCACACCTCGAGCATGTCCCCACACGTCCCCGGCGCGCCTGCACTCCCGTCGACGGGCGCGGCGCGCAACCCCCGACCCGGGCGCCTGCACGCCCCTGTGATTTGGCCTCCCCTAATTCCGGATCTGTGCCGTTTTCCCGAAATCCGTAAAAGGCGTTTACAAAAAGTCCAAAGGGTAGGGGGCTATAAAAATCCTAGCAGCCCGCTTGCTCCCAACACGGGGCGGGCGGGAACCGGCCCAAAGGCAGGCGCGCAGCGCCGCCCCGCTCCCCGTAGGGGAGGGTTAACTTCCGTACTTCCGCAGACCTAACCTCCGCCAATGATTTCAATGGCTTATACCCCCAACTTCCGTACTTCCGCAGACTTCCGCGGCAACTTCCGTTATTCAATGATTTCAATGGGTTACACATGCGACTTCCGAACTTCCGCAAGACTTCCGCAAACTTCCGTAGAAGATTTAAGCCCTAATCGCCCTAACAATTCTACAAAACGTACAAGCGAATTTGCCCCTCCCGTTCTCGAAAAACCGACGCGCCCGACCCGTCCGTACCACCCCGATTAGACATTTAGTACACCGGCAAACGAAAAGGGCGCCCCCTGCGAAGCGCCCTTTTCCCACGATCCGGCCCCTTGGAGAGGCCCGCTATTCGAATTCGTCCTCGACCGCCTTGCGGCGCCCGTTCAGTGTGTCGATGCTCTGCTTCGTGCGCGCCGCGGCGGCCCTGCGATCGCCACCCTCGAGCATGAGGGCATCAGCGGCATAGAGGGCCAGGAACAGGGCCCGTGCATCGCGCAGGCTGAGGTTGGCGCGTGCGCATTTGCGGGCAAGGGCCCTGAGAGGCTCGTCGTCCATCATCCGAACACCCCTTCCTGCGCGTTGTGGAGGTGAACCATGCGTCCGGACAGATGCGCGCGTTCCACGCGTTCGACTGCCGTGGTGCCGTAGCAGACCAGCACCGAGGGCGCGCCTCCGTTGGCCTTGGCTTTCGTGCCGTCTGCCGCGTGAAAGGTCAGGCGATTGCGGAAAAAGAAAACGGCGTCGGCGCGCTGCCAGACCTGCCGGTGAAAGGCGGATGTCTCCGTCCGCGCGAATATGAGAGTGATGGCGTTGCCGTGATCGGCGCACCGCGCCAGCCACGCCTCCGCGTGCTTGTCATAGGGCGGGTTGCACCAGACGAGGCCGTTCCAGGGCAGGTGAAGGCCGCCCAGCCCGCAGCAGTCCGACTCGCCGTAATGCCTCGCCGCCGTCGGCCAGGGCCGAGGCTCGGAGTAGCAGGGGTCCAGATCAAACGGCCCGAGCTTCTCTATCAGCCACGGCGGCGTCAGCCATACGCGCATGCCACGCCCCGCTTTCTGGTGACCGCCCATGCCCGTCGTCATCCGAACACCCCCTCGCGTCCCTCTTGCGTCTCGTCCAGCCGGCCGAGCACCCTGTAGCCCTTGAGCTTCGAGCCAGCGTCGCGCACGGCCACGTCGATCAGGCCCTGCATGGCCCAGAGGTCCAGATAGCCCGTGGCGTCCTCCGCGGGCATGCCCAGCATCTGCGCGATCTTGCGCGGGGCGTAGCGCTCCTTTGCCTGCGCCGCAGCCGCCCAAGGCGTACCCGCCTCCCACGCGGCCTGCATGGCGTCGAGAACGGCCTGCTGCTGCTCCTGCGTGAGCCTGCGCGCCTCGACGTCCGTCGCGTCCACGCGCTCCGGCTTCAGCGACGTGCGCTCGTCCCCGAGGTCCACGACGTCCATGCGGTAGGTGTCGTGCCAGCCGTCGGGGGCCTCCTTCATCTTCTCGCAATGCAGGCTCACGATCGGGCTACCCTTCTTCGTGCCCGTGCGCAGCACCACGTCGGCCTGGCCGAGGAACACCGTCGAGCCTCGCATCTCACCGGCCTTGGACGCGTGATGGATGCCCAGCACGAAAGCCCCCGTCGCAGCGCGCAGCGCGTCACAGGCCGAGACGAAGACCGTCATGTCCTTCTGAAGGTTCTCGTCTGCGCCCGGGATCGAGCGCGAGACCGTGTCGACCACGATCAAGGACAGGGGGCCGGGGTGGTGATCCTTGACCGTCTCCTTGAGGCGCAGGATGTCCTCGACGCGCATGAAGTTGACAGGCTGGAACAGGAACTTGATGTCGGGGGCCTTGCCGTCGGGCAGCAGGCGTCCGTGCTTCCACGCCGCGACGCGGGCCTGGAACCCCGAAGCGCCCTCGCCGGCGATGTAGAGGACGCCGCCACGTCCCTCTCTCTGCAAGACGGGGTCGCCGTGCCAGTCCGGCAGGCCGTAGGCGAGGGACAGGGCCATATCGAGAGCTATGAAGCTCTTCTTGCTGCCGGGGGCCCCGAACAGGATCCCGAAGCCATGCTCGGGGATGTAGCGATCTATGAGGAACTCCGGCGGCTGCATGGTCTCGAGATCGTCATGGCGGCGCTGATCAAGGCCACCTCGCAGGATGTGCCGCCCGGCGAGGCGGTGTTCTTCCGGTCGGTCTTTGCCCTGCCGGTGATCCTGGGCTGGCTCGCCTGGCGCGGCGAGCTG